CTGCTTTCAGGTCCATATATTTCAACAAAAATCCCTCTTGGAAGTCCTCCACCGTGAATACGTCCAGCTGAAATAGCCAAATCTAATAAAGTTGAGCCAGTACTAATAACAGTTCCAAAGTCTCCGTCATATTCTTTCTTTTTTGTTCTTATTCTGGAAAATGCTTTATGACGTATTTGGTCATTTAAAGATTTTTTCGGTCTTGCTCTTGATCGTGCTCTTTCCATTATTCTATCATCTTATTTAGAATTAACCTTATATGTTTTAATTTGATTCCTTTTGTTTGTAATTCTTCTTTTACTTTTTTCTTATAATCTGAAAAATTATCAAAATCATTTTTTAGAACTTTCCATTTTGAATTAAGCCGATCACTCACCATTAATAGCAAGTGATCGGTTTGATTTTCTGGAACTTGACATTTACCTGATATCCATTCTTCAAGTGATTGTTTTAGTATTTGAGATTTGGATATTCCTTTCGCTAAAATAAAAAGATCAACATATTCATGGATTGATAAAGGCATAAATCCTCCCATGTATCTTTTATTGTCCGTTGTTGATCTTTTTATTCCTAATATTTTAGTGTTTGCCATAATTTTTATTTAAAATGCATCCTCATCTTCTAATCTCTTTTTTTCTTTTGAACAAGCTTTCCAAATGTCACAGTCTTCACAGTCATCATCAGTATCATTATCTTCTCCAAATACTAGACCATGTGGACATTTTCTAGCTGATTTTTTCTTTTCTTTATGTACTAATTTTTTCTTTCTTCTTGGAGGCTCCTCATCCTCATCATCGTCCTCATCCTCATCATCGTCCTCATCCTCATCATCGTCCTCATCCTCATCATCGGTTTGTCTTTTTGACTTTCCTTTTCTTCTTGGAGGCTCGTCATCATCATCGTCCTCATCATCGTCCTCATCAAGAGTAGGAACATCATCTTCATCCTCATCATCATCGTCTTTCTTTTTACTTTTCTTTTTCTTTCTTGGTGAAGTATCATCCTCATCATCATCGTCTTCATCCTCATCATCACCTTCTTCAAAGAATTTTGCTTCTAATTCCTTATAAGATAAAATCATAAGAATTTCATCAAGATTAGGGCATTCTTCCAATATTTCCTCATCATAAGGTCTTTTTCTTTTAATAAAATCAATACGATCTGCTTCAGCAAAAGGTTTTCCAGTTCCAATTACTGATCCTTCAAATCGAACCTCCATAGTTAACCCATCCTCAAGATCAGGAAATATTTCATTCTCAGGTGATTCTTTCAATTCTTTAGTAAGTAATTCCTGAAATAAATATTCTGATATATCAAAAATATGAGGTTTCTTTTCGTGTTTTGGAGAATTTAAAGGGATAACTATATACAAGTTTCTTGCAGAAGCACGTAAATCTTTCAATTCATCTTTATCCGCACCTTCTTTCATTCTCTTGGCTCTATGTTCACAAATAGGACATTTTTTACCAATAGATGTTAAGCATACTGCTTTTGTACTATCAGAAGACACTCCTACATTTTTATGAATTTTGAAAGGTCGTCTGTACCAAAGTGAACCTGGTAATGCAATTTCTTCTTTAACATCACGATCAGGGTGTCTTTTATCTGATACTAGATAGGGCATAAAGTCTAATTTAACTTTGCTATCTGGTTCAGGATTAAATACACTGAGACCTCTTGGTAAACTTAAATAACTATAAGTTGACCCACTTTTAGCAGTCCTTTGAGCATTGCTACTCACTTTTCCTGCAAAACTACTTTTTTTCTTCTTTTTCATCTTTTTTATTTTTAATTTGATTTAATATATAATATTCAATTTCTTGAATCCATGCTTTCATTAATATTCTTCCCAATAGATATGTTCCAGAAAGAATAAGAATCAATTTTAATATAGCTAGAATCAATGGCATTATATCTTTTATCATGATCTCCTTCTCCTTCCTTTTAATTTTTTAGCAATTCCAATATTAACTTTCTTTTGTCGTTCTTGAAATGCTTGTCGTTCTGCTATTAAATCTCTTGGCATAGATGGTCCGGCAAAATATTGAGAAATGTATAATTGAACTAATCCTTCCAATGCAGCTTTTCGGGTAAAGCTAATTTCATTCTTGATTATAGCAGCATCACTTTCTTTTTGCAAAGCCTCCATCCATTGTTCTTTAGCATCTATATGCCGTGGATGTGTTCTATAAAATGCTTCAATATCAGGGGCAGTCGGTTTATCCTTTTTACAATACCTTGCTGGATTAGAATTGGCTTTAATAATTAATTCAGCCTTAATTACTTTAATCCTTTCCTCAGCCCTGACAACAGCTGTATGGCATTCAGAATAATATTGCCCATATTTTATAGCAAGTTCAGCTTGGTTCAACCACTCTACATCTAAAGCGGTTTCATCTATTCTTACATCGTTTTCGTAGTTCATATCATATATGTTTAAATTCAACAATTATTGATTCTTCAGGATTTGGAATCCTGTATTTTAATGCATAAACATTCCCTTTCCAATTTGTCCATAAATAATGAGTGGCATTATATCTATGCCTTTTAATAATTTTACGAACAAGTCTTTCTGCACTCTTTTCAGAGAGTTTTAATTCACAACTAAATGTTGAAGAATTAACTATAAGTAGAATTTTATTAGTCATAATTTATCTATTTTTAATTATTGAATAACACGCATATACTAATTGAGGGAATCCACTATTGTAAAAAGGTTCCATAAATTCTTCCATTATTAAGCCACATAAAGGGTTATCTGTTTTTAACAGAATAGATTGACAATACCCCAACACCATTCTTCTTACATTTTCAGGTTCTTGATCCTTTAATCCGGTTAATATTGTCCTAATTTCTTTCCAACCACTTCCGTTCTTTAATAATACCCTACATAATTCTATTGATTGCGCAGCTTTTAGTGACGTTTGCTGAGCTATCTCCAATCTCATGTCTCTAGGTACAGCTAAAATCTGTTCGAGTATTTGAAGTGCGTTTCTGGGCTTTCCATCAGATAGTTTTATTATCTGTTCATAAACCTCATTATCCATTCCTTTCTTCTCAGACCTGGTGACTTTCTTCAATAGCTTTTTCATTTCTACAGAAGTCAATGGTAACAACTGAAATTGAGAGCATCTACCTTTAATTGTTGATATTAATTTTTGAGGTTCTGTAGTACATAATATGAAATAAACATGTTTAGGAGTGTCTTCAAGTATTTTAAGAAAAGCATTTTGAGCATCATTTGTCATCTTATGGCATTCATCAATCACCCATACTTTTCGTGGACTTTGTAAAGGCAAGTACATTGATTGTTTTCGTATCTCACGAATGATATCTATTCCACGTAGATCAGCTGAATCAATTTCTGAATAATCGGGAGAAGTTATTTCACATCCTAAATTTTTAGAAATGATCCTGGCTAAAGTAGTTTTCCCACATCCTGTATCACCATGTAGTAAAAAAGAATGGGGGCATTTACGAATGGAAGATGTATATGAAGATATAATAGCAAGAGTGGTTGCATTCCCTTCCATTTCATCTAAAGTAGATGGGCGGTATTTAATGTGGTAACTCATATTTTAATTAGTTTTATATAGTCTATTATACAAATTTATTTTTTAACCTTATCGCACCAGGATGCGTCTATTGGGCAATATTCCACATCTACTTCCAAAGGAACAATTATCCATGGCCATGCTTTGGGTAATTCTACAGTTGCAATTCTTTTAGCCACTTTTATTACATGCTCACGTTCATCTGGATGTACATCTAATATCACAGAATCATGAACTTGACTAATTAATCTACTATCCCATTTCTCTTTTACCATTCTTTTATCTAATTCAATGAATGTCCAAAGTAAGCAATGAAAAGCAGAACCCTGACCAGGATAATTGCAAACCTCTTTCATGTTCATTAAACCACTACAACGGAATCCAGTTAACAAATCAATATATCCTCTCCTTTTGTATTGACTCCACCATCGTTTTTTCCATTCAGCATATTCTGGAAACCGATTTTCCCAAAAATCTTTTTCAATTATTCTTAAATGATTTTCAAATGCTCTAAATGAATTTAAACCTACTTTAATAAAATGATCACTCAAAGTTCCTTCTGGCATAGGAATACCTTCATTTGGTTTAAATTTACCTCTTGAGATATTACACCATTCATTCAATAATGAAATAGCATTGTTTTTATAGTAATCTCCATAAAATTGAGGAAATACAAATCCATTTTTTGTCGCTTGCCTTAAAACATAATGTTCCGGTATTTTTTTATCAAATCCATCTACAACAAAAATCTCTTTTGCCATATCTGCATGCATATCCAATTTAAGATTAGACACATATTTTATCAAGTTTGGATCTTTATTATAACAAGCATTTATAGCTACTTCAATTCCTTTAAAATCTATTTCTACTAATTGATGTCCTGGTCGTGGATATAATGCTTTTCTACATATTTTCATTGACTCTTCATCTCTTGCCGGAACATTCTGAAGGTTAGGGCGATCCATACTTGAACGATATGTAACTGGTAAATGAAGATTGAAAAATGGATGTAAATGGTTGTTTATTTGTTCTTTAGAATACCCATCTAAATTAACATCCCTCAATCTTTTTAATTTAGATCGTTGTATCAATAAATTTAATTCAGGTAAGTTTAATTTTTTCAATGTATCTTCATCTGTTGATCCTTTACCTGAAGTGGTTAATTTTGATGGTTTTAATTTCTTTATGTTGTAAAGAAAAACACGCAATTGAGTATCAGAATCTATGTTAACTTTACTTGAAAAAGAATGAACCCAATGTTTATAAAAATTAGTTTCTTTGAATCGTTTTTCTACACGGTTTATTTTTCTAGTTAACTCAACTTTCTTTTTCTCAACATAATCCATGTCTACACGAAATCCTTGTTGTTCTGCTCTTGAAAATGCAATAATACCTTCATGAAATAGTTTATATGCCTTTTGGAAATTTGGGTTTTTTGATATTATTGAACGTTGAATTTTAGCTAATCTTGTTTCATGTATACTATCCAATGCATCATACTCTAACAATTTTTTTCTTTTTATTGGATCATTAGCCAATTTCATAATTTGATTGATAGCATTACCTCCATCTTTTTTATCATTACCACGTAAATAAGGAGAAATTTCACTATCGTAATCTACAATACCAAATTGAACATAGGATTGAAATTTTAAGCTAGTAATACCAGTGCGATTATCTAATATATGAGCAGCAATCATTGAATCAAATTTCCAATTAGCTACTGGTTGATTTAATTTAATAGAACTCCATGCCTCTTCAAATTTTAGATTATGAGCTGTTTTAGGTATGTTTGGGTTTTTCAATAAGTTTATAAATGGTTTTGCATTTTTTCTCTTTTGTGGCATCATAAACGCATAAGCATTATTTTCGTTTATGGCAATAGAAGCACAAACAATACGTTGCCCCTCAGCATGAGGTTTTAATCCAGTAGTCTCATAATCAAACCCAAACTCATCATCTATTTCATCTAATATAGACAAATCTTTAATGTATTTAATTTTGGGTTTTTTGTATTCTAAAAATGGTTTTTCTATTGTTTTTAATGCTTGTCTTAAATCTTGCTCCCAAATAGTTTTTTCAATTGAAGTGCTATTATAAGACGATTTAGATGATATTATAAAATCAGGATGATATACAGGACAAACCCATGCTTTAAAATCTTGATCTGGAATAGCCCATCCTCTCCATTTAGCAATTGTACCTAAATTCTTTTGCCATCTACTTCCAATAAAAGAATAGATTGCAGGGAACCCAAATAATATAATTGTTTTGGGTTTATATTTTTCAATAAATTTAAAGATACTGCTTCTGCATGCTTCTATTGAATAGTTGGAAGGTGGTTTATCTTCCCCCATATAGCAACGCACTGAATTGATATTCAAGCAATCTTCAAATAAATCAATACCTAATTCTTTATATGTTTTTTCTAATAATCTTCCAGAGGCACTTTGCCATGGCTTTCCAAGGTGATCTTCTAATTTAGAATAAGTACTGCCAATATTAAGAATACCCTTTTTAAAGTTACCAAACGGCTCCATTCTTGGTGTTTCTGAATCTTTATATAACCCACATACTGAACAAGAATATTTTTTGCCGTTTGGACGAGATAATGATTGTGTTTCCTTTTTTGTAAAAAATCCTACTTGCTCCATATTACTGTATAAAAGTGGTTACATATTTCCAATTTTCACCTGTAAAGATTAAAGTATTTTTAGTGTGTTGACCATGTCGAGTTTCAGTCAGTATATTCTTTAATAGTTGAGGAGTTATGGAAAATGAAAAAGTACCTTCATACGGTATGTTTGATCTTTCTTGAAACCAACCTATTTCAGTTTTGGCTTTTAAAGTAAGTATTTTATTCTTTATAGAAAGTTCAATGGATTCTGAATTAAATACTTCTCCCCTATTTATCATATCCAATATTTTTCTTGGAAAGATCAATTTTATACCATTAGTGCCAGTAAAGAACATAGTTGTATCTGGAAATTTACCTTCAAATACTCTGCTGGAAAATACAGTTCCTTGATCATTTTTAAAATGAACCCATCCTTTTCCTTCAGAAATTGAAGTGGGATTGTTTGATATTAACAATCGTGCAGATTCCCTTGGTAATAGAAAAGTATTGATAGGCATTTGTTCCGGTAATTCACAACGCATAAGACAATGGTTATTAGATGATTCAATTACCCCTTCTTTATTTACATGAATACAAGTTAGGATAGGATCACTCATTTTAGTGGCTGACAACGGAATACAAACACTTAATAGTTTTAAAAATAGTTCAGGTAATGGATTCCAATCACCTCTGTCCATTATTTCTTCTTCCAAAGGTAATTTAACCTCACTGTGTAATGATAATCCTGCTCTGATTTTACCAGCTTTAATAATCAAAAGGTTGTCTTCCACTTCAAAATCAATTTCTTCTTGTTTAATCTTAGCAAGCAATTGATAAAGTTTATCTGTTTCAACTGCTCCTTTTAGTCTAATTCCCTTTACAGGATGAGAGATACAAAAATCTTCATTAAACGCAATTACTCTATTTTTAAGAAAAGCGAATGAAGTTGATTGTTCCAGTACTTCTTTTTTTGCTAATCCTGGTTTTACAATTCCCAGTGCTTCTTGTAGATTTGATTTGTTTACTATCATTTTATTTAATTTTTATGGTTCGTATGAGTACATTTTTCTTTTTTTAACTGGATTGAGTTTATCTTTGAATCGCTCAAGCCCTTCATTACCTAATGATCCACCATCATTAACCAGTTTTCCTTTAGATTGAATTTCACGATCTGTATAAAAACAATATCGGGCAAATTCGTCAACGTGAGGTTGATCTGCTACAGTTAATACATATCTGTAATTAATGTAATACCAATTCTCATCCCAAATATTTATAGCAGCTAATTTACCATAACCATCATATAAGAATTTTCTATGGATTCCTTCGATTTCATCACCGTATGCTCCGTATGTTGCTATCATTCCTGCTTCTTCAATTGTTGACTTTCTGCGTTCAAACCAATCCGCTAATAAAGTAGATACTTCTTTCCACTGAAATGATTCCCGATAACTCCAACTTGTATTGGATATAAGCCATTTTCTTATGTTCTTCCTGTATACCTCCCACTTACCTCCTGACAGGTCGTTAAAGTGTTTAGGATTGTATATGTATTCGTAATCTAAAAACTTAAATTTACATGGGATTGGTACTTTTGAGTTTTCAAAATCCGACCAAACTTTCATATGTTTAGCATTAATTGCTAAACCAAGTATAACTGGCAATGGTGGAAATAAAGCCATATCACTTTGTCTTTCTTGAATCCATATCCAGTTAACATCTTCATAACATTCTGCTAATGTTAATTTCAAATATGGTTCACTTATGAAGAAATTAGGTATCATCCCCCTTCTCTTCATCAAATCTAAATAAAGGTTGAGTTTTCTTATCCTTTTCATCTTTTGGTAAATTTACACATTTTTTAATTTCTGAGTATTTTCCGCTTTTTAATGCATCAATTAGTTTTTTACTGACGCCTCCTGACTTTCTGCTCTTTCCTCCCATTTCCAATAATTTTTAATTTAATTATTTCATCGTATAAACAACAAGCTATAATTCCATGAACTTTACGGATTCCAGTGCTTCCTCCAGTTACCAGAATATAATCTTCATTCCCTTCATTAGATGGAAATGAAAATTTAAGAACATCATTAAAAACAAACAATGCCCTAAGATCATTTGTTTTTATAGCAATTGGACCGAAATCATGTTTTAATGTTTCGGGAAACATCCCTTTAGCAATTTTTTCAATTTTGATTATTCCTCCAGAATAAATATTTCTTTGTAGCATTCGTATTGTTTTCCCTGCTTTACCGGAAAATTCTACATGACTTAAATCAAAATCTAATAAAGTTAAAACATCTTTAGATAATGAAACAGCATCACCTTTTGGTGATTCGTATGTGTAAAATAATTCCCTTACTTCTTTTGGTGTTAGATCAGTAGTTCCACATATTTTTTGCTTTTCATAATCACCTAATTTAGTGTAGAAAATTATTTTAGAATCTTTTGCTTCAAAGGTATCGCTATCATAATCGTTTGCTTTGAAGGAGATAGGAGTTTCAAATGGATCATCTGATTTTAATAAATCAAATTTTAACAAAATAGTATGATCATAATTGAGAATAAATATCTCACGATCAATACCATAAATGGTATTTCGCAATCCTCCGTTCTGATCTAGAAGGACAGCCTGAGCAAAAATTTCTTTAGCAATGTTTTCAATTTTCATATTTATGTATTTATTAAGTTTTAACCTTTAATTACTGCCAACGGTTTTAATTCAACTAAAATCTTAACGAGATCACTTTGATTTTCCATAACAATATCAATATCTTTATAAGCACCAGAAGCCTCATCTAAATCATGAATTGTTTTTATTTCATGTATAATACCTTGTTTATTCATTAATTCAATTTCTTGTTTAAGATTCAACCCAATTTTAGCTTGATTCCTTCCCATCTTCCTTCCTGCTCCATGAGAACAAGACATAAAAGATTCTCTATTGCCAAGTCCTTCCACTATATATGATTTTGTTCCTTGTGATCCTGGGATTATTCCAATTTCTCCTTCTCTTGCTGAAGTAGCACCTTTTCTATGAACAATAACATTCTGTCCAAAATGATTCTCCCATTTAGCATAATTATGAGCAATGTTTATTGTATTGTCAAATAATATAAAACTTTCAGATACTGTGTTTACAATTATATCAATAATCCTATTCATCATAAGTTTTCTATTGGCAAGAGCAAATTCTACACAATATTTCATTTCAAGCATATAGTTTTTAGCTTCTGATGTATCTATTGGTAAAAATGCTAATTCTTTGTCTTTAGTAATTTCAGAATACCATTTAGTATTTTCTTTTATAGCAACAGTATTATAATGTTGTGCTACTTTATATCCAAGATTTCTACTTCCTGAATGAATCATAATCCAAATATACTCATCACTTCCTTTTTGTATTTCAATAAAATGATTACCACCTCCAAGAGTTCCTAATTGATATAATGCTGAATCATATTGCTGATTAAATACTGGCATAAAAGCATAATCAGTACCATCTGGAACAGGCATTAAATTTTCATCTTGGGGTTTTGAATGATGTGCAAATCCTATAGGAATTATTTTCTTTATTTTTTCTACAATATTAATCAAGCTTTCTTTTGTAATAGATGTTAAAGAAGTCTCCACAGCACACATTCCACACCCAATATCTACTCCAACAGCATTTGGAATAATAACACCTTTTGCAGCCATAACTCCTCCAATAAGCATCCCATAACCTTGATGAGCGTCTGGCATAATAGCTACATGTTTAAAAATAAATGGAAGGTTGGCTATGTTTATAGCTTGATCTAAAGCACCTGGTTCAATATCGTCCAACCATAACTTGATTGGGTGCTTTTCTGTGTTAATTACTCTTTTCATAATGTTTCATTTATTAAAGTTTCACGATAATCTGATTCATCTAATCTCCATATAATTCCATTCTCATCCCTACCAACAGCAATCATTCCTGCTGACCATCTATGCGAATAAGCAACATTCCCTTCAAGGTTCCAAAGATGTTTGACTTCCATTTTTAATTCTTCAGTCAAAAATCCCCCATGTTTATCTACATATTTTTCAAACATTCCCCATGTGGTATTTTTCCCTTTCCTTTTAGAAATAAATCTTGCTGCCATCACGGTACTTCCATAGTTCCACCCTCCTTTGAAATGATGGCCAACTTCACAACATATAGATTGATCATTACTTGGAACATTACCCATATCAAATGTTGAACATGAAAATCCTCTTTCCCTAAACAATTCCATAAATTTAGAAAGTAGAATACTTCCAAAGGGTTGGCTATCACATCCTGCTTCAAACATTCGATCATAATCATATCCTTCATTTATAAAATTTTGCCTTAATCCTGAATTATTGGCTGTATATGAATAAGTATCAAATGTTATATTTCTTGCTCCTGCTTCCCAAATATCTTCCATATACTTTTCAACATAATCACGTTCATCCGTAATTAAATACAAAAATGGTTCAATTCTTGGAATAGCTAATACTCCAGCATCATTTAGTATTTTTAACGCACTTAATCGCTTAGCATATGGAGGTGCACCTGGTTCTAATTCTTTACAAATCTTTTCATTATTTGTTATCATGGTTATATGAACCGCAGAACCTGCTTTATTGTCTGCTAATGCCTTTACATAAGGATCAGTTGCAACTAAATCGGATTTGGTATTTATCATTACTGGGTATTCTACATCTTTTAAATATTCTAACATCCTGAGACTCACTCCATGTCTTCCTTCATTCCTTAAAAAATCCTCAAATCGAATACCCATCCTGACAGGAATTTCTAAAGCAAATGCTTTATTAATACCAGACAATAAACGCTTATCCTCCATATTCATAGCACGATATTTGCTCATTTTGTCCAATTCCTTAATATAATAATCAGGGTTACAATGTCGCAATCCCATTGTTTTAGAATTATCGAAAAAGGCTGTGTATAGTGAGGCTCTAAAGGAGTTTGCAAAACAATAGATACAATTGTAGGGGCAAATTAAACCGTCCCAAATATCCAAGTTAAACGGCATAGGACATGCTGCTGCTCTTACCGATATTTCAAGAAATGAATTTATTTCTTCTGTATTCAATAATCGTTCTTGCTTTCGCCATTCTTTATGCCGTAGGTTGTATTGACTGTAGTTTTTCTTCCTTCCTTTTTCACGCACTATTTCTGATTTACGGCTGGAAGACAATAATTGAGTCATCCTGGGGATGGCTTTGCTAACTGCTTTTCTTAATTCCCAATAGTTCATATTCCTGCATCTTTAAATGTATAATAATCTTTTGACGGTTTTCCTAAAACAATTTTAGTGGCTTGTTTTATATCTTCATCAGAGCCAATCCCTTCCCATGTTAAAAATAATATATTAGTGCCAAATCGTTTCTTTTTTTGTAATTGTAAACCTCTCCAAATATGTGTATTGAATGTTAATGCATTAGAAACATTTATTCCACAGCAAGTATTTGTAATTGACATCCAATTAATAGGAACATTTACAAAATCAGGACATCCTAAAGTAACCCCTACATCATCTGCAATTCTACATAATTTCTTTTGAGTTTCACTCCAATGCTTATCTTGATTGAGTGTCCATATCTTTTCAATATCCAAACCAATATTATGTAATCTTTTTATTGTGTATTCGTTGATATGAAGATTATAAGTATTATATGATTTTAATCCATAACTTTTTAATCTTTTTAACATATCTCTAAATTGATGTAGAGTATGATATCCAGGGATATACGGCTCCCCTCTGACACCCACTTTAATTCCTATTTTCTGCCAATGACTAGTTATTTCTAATCTTCTTTTAACAGGTGTAGTTCTTTTTCTTTCAAACAATTCCCAATCTGCTTCTGCTCCAGGAGTTATTTCAGTAAGTAAATGAAGATATTTTCCTCCAGACCAAAATAAATCTGTATCACGTTCCATGTTTGCTTGATATCGGGAACAAACTACAATTGGATATTTTAATTCTATCAATATTTTAAGTAATTGTTGAGTAACTTTCTTTTCATTTTCTATTGGTTGATATGGGTCAGCTTTTCGACCTAAGAAAAATGCCTTTTTTTGATGTAAAGCTTGAGCAATAATTGATTTTGGATTTTCATTCTTCAAGGCATTTAAAAGAGTTTTCTTGACAGCTTCTGGATCAGTTATTCTTTGTTCCTCACCCCAAACTTTATTTAATCTCCTTCCCATGCAATGAAAGCAATCTGCTTCACATGCCCAATATGATTCTAAAGCTAATGCTAAAGGACACGTCAAATGATCCTTCCTCATTGCTATTGGATTTTTATATATTCTTTCCATTGTTTTTTATTTAAAAATATTAATATCTGCTAAACCTCTCCATGCAGTCTGTAGTTTACAAATATCTTGAATTGTTACCTCATTTCCTTTGTCCTCAAGTAACTCAACAAGATCAATAATCTTATCAAGTATTATTTCATTGATTTCAATACTACACATCCTTAATGCAATGTCTAAGTTTGTGGTTGTTACTTTGTTAATTGGTTTCTCTGTTTTCATTATAATAATTTGTTAATTCTAAAACATCGTTTTGATCAAGATGCAAATCATTACTCAATATATTCTCTTTAAAGTGATTTACATTGTTTGTATTTGGAATAGGAATAACACCATTAAAAGATAATATCCAAGCCAGGGCAACTTGAGCCTGAGAACTATTATATTTTTTGGCTATTTTTGACAATAGTGGTGATTTTAATTTATCAAATTTCTGCCCAAGTGGACTATATGCAAGTACAACAATACCTCTTTTCTGACAATATGGAAGGAATGTTTTACTAATACGATTATTTAACATGTTAAAAGCCATTTGCACTGTACTAATTACATCCCCACTATATTCAGATAGGAATATCTGGGAATATTCAATCATGTCAATAGAACAATTGCTTAGCCCAATGCTTTTAATAAAATTGAATTGTCGTAATGTAACTAAATCTTTTACAGCATCTGGGTATTTGTTATTTGGAAAATGAAGTTGCACATGAGGTACAGTATTTAATTTTACGTTACTTCTAACAACAGCTGCACGAATAGCTAATGGGCTCATATGATCCCTTCTGACTTTTGTCATAATTTCAACTGGTGCTGAGTCTTTCAATATTTTTCCTAATTCTGTTTCAACTTTCCCATACCCATATCCTTCTGCTGTATCTATTATGGATGCTTTTTTAATAGCTAATTTAATAATCTTTTTATCATATTTCCAACCATAAGTGCCATATCCTACACGACATCTTGGTATCTGTCTTTCTTTAAAAGTAAAGTTAGGATGTCCTATCAATTTGTCAATTCGTTGTAAGCTATATGATATCATTGCTTTTCTATTCTCCATTAAAGCATCACTCAATGTCATATAACGATAATTCAAACCCCACATAGAACCATACAAAGTATCTATGGTGAGATCACTTAACTCAGTTAATTTGCTTTTACCTCCGTAAAAAGCAAGTAATTCATCTTGCACTAATTGCCACATCATTTAAAAAGTAATGGTGTTTTTTGATTACCTCCATATAACTTATCACCTTTGTATAAAGAAAGATTGGTTGGAGGCAGAAATATAATATCATTAATTCTACGAGTATTTTCAAACAAAAGCATTGCAGCATTATTAAATTTACTCACAACTGTTAATCTTTTTGTCATGAAAGGTTTCATATCATCCCTTAGCAAATAATAATATTCCTTTTCATCTTTAATTCCATAATGCTTCATATTCCCAAACTTAAAACCAAAACAAGCACCATCACCTATTATTACATACTTGTTAGTTCTATCATCCCAGGCTGTAATCATTTCTTCCATTTTATCAGAATGAAATTTCTTTAAAGTGAAATAATCAAAATCCAATATAGAAAGATCACATTCCTCTGGCACTCGTTTACGAATATCAAAGCTGGTAATTTTATCATTAGGGAAATTTCTTTTTAAGGTTGGCAAACATTCTTTATGAGATTCATTTAAATGAAGAATACAATTTTCCCATTTGTTACGAAATACAGCAGACCAAAAACCGGAACGAGCAATGGCATCAACTATCTTTAGTTGTGTTTTATCTTTGAGAGATATATAATCACATATAGCATCTACGTTCCTTGCTGTTTCTGCTACATCACGCCAACCAACTATTTGATTGGGTGTTCCTTTGGCTTCTTTAGTTTCTGCTAAATTTATTATAATTGATTGATTTCCTATTGAATATTTCATATTATATTTTGATTAGGCATATATAAAAAATGAAAATAGAGGGGGAATTATGCCCCCTCCATTTACCGATGTGATTTACCCCAATTATTAGTTGGAAAGTTTACCACCTTTGTCAACCACAATCCCCCATTCTTCTGCAGCAGGCAAAAGAACTTTAATTATATTCTTAGCTTGCTTAATGTTTGATTCACCACCAGCTTTCACAAAACTCTTATCAGCTATTTCTGCAATGGCTTCAACAGTTTGTGATTTTTTGATTTTTTGCATTGCTTTGGCAACTTCAATCATTCTGCTTGTGCCGAGTTTTTCTTTTGCACTTACAAATGGAGTTTTCTTTTTGGCATCAGCATTTCCTTTTTTGCCTTTTCCTTTTTTACCGGCAGGGGCTTCATCTTCATCTTCATCTTCTTCATCTTCATCTTCATCTTCCTCTTTGACTTTGGATGTTTTGGTTTTCTTACTCCCTACATTCTTCTTATGAAGTTTTGCCGGAACGTCCTCATCGTCCTCATCGTCCTCATCGTCCTCATCGTCCTCATCGTCCTCATCGTCCTCATCGTCCTCATCGTCATCATCATCATCATCATCATCGTCATCGTCCTCATCATCATCGACAGGCTCAGGCTCAGGCTTCTTTTTTCCTTTACCTTTTTTGGGAGCAGGTGCTTCTTCCTCATCATTAAAAGAATCAATAAGTGCCTGGGTAGCTTTTGAAAACTTATCTCCATCTTCAATAGATTCCACGCCATCTTTAAATTCTTCCAAAAGTGCTTCTTTGTCTCCGGTAGAGTCAAGAGCAGGATCAAGATTTAATACTTTTTGAAGTTCTTTCACGGCTGTCCGCAATTCTTTTTCTGTTGCTTTAATTTTACTCATTTTGTTTTGGTTTTAAATTGATAAATAAAAAATAATTGATTGTTTTTCGTTTCTGTTATATTATACAAATAATTTTTTAATGTTAGCACTCCCAGGCAGGGTTGTTGTTTCCTTATGTTTCATAATTTTCAGTAACTTCCCAAGTTGTTGTTTTTTGATCGTCACCCTGAATATATTTTAACGAAAATGGATTGAAACTAAATCCAGCAGAACGCTGTTTGTCTTTTAATAAAGTGAACCAAGCTTGACCTTCATCAATATCTTTAGAAGGGTGGTTTATTATCCGAAATACATTTTGAGCCATAGCACCCATAGAGGATGCCCCTCTCAATCCTTTTTTATTATCTTTACCAGCATGATGTAATAATATACACGAAACACCTAATGCCCTCAAATCTCTTAAAAGTGGATTCACTTTATTATTCCATTCACTGTTACTATTTTCTTCTTGTAATCCAAATAATGTACTTGCACTATCTAATATCACCAACCGATAAGTTGGATGATCTTTGAGCCATTTAATAATTTTAAATTGGTTGTCCCTATCTGATAAATAGAAAACATCTTCAGTTTCTAATTGATATTCAGGAATGGATAATATGCGTAATCTATGTTTGGGTGGTTGTTCCCCTAACCATTCAAATTGACCCACTCGTTCTTCCATTTCTAATGCTCCTAATTCCCCATCAATATATAAAGTACCTGTTGGGTTTTTTACTTGCCATTTTCCTATCTCACATTCTTTACTATAATAATTTTCCACCCCTAAAACATAAGCAATAGATAACACAAGCAAAGATTTACCCACACCATAACTCCCATAAATTATTGAAATTTGACCTTCTCTTAACCATGGGCTCATTAATATTGTAGGTTGTGGTTTATTTAATCTTTTGATCTGATGCACTGATAATACATGCCTATCTAATTTATCAGAAATTAAATCCAAAGGTTTAAATTCATTAACTGCTTTTTGAGCTTCAGTTAATTGATCTGAATTAATAAGTGATTGTATTGTTTCGGTGTAGAGCAGTAAATTTCTTTCAGAAAAATACTTTTTAGTTTCATCAACTAAATATTTTAAATCAAATTTCTTTCTGGTGTATTCCTCAGATAAATTAGGCAAGATGTTGCTTTCAATATCTTCACCAACATCCTTTGGGAGTGTTTTAAGTTTTTTATAAAAAATATCTTCAATATCTTTGCCAGGTGCTTTCCGATATTTATCATAATATTCCCAACACCATCCAGCAATTTGTTTAGCTGTACTAGATTCAATTAATTGAGGATTCCAAATACTATGAATTTCTTTTAAGTAATTGGTAGATGTAATTAAACCAATAATGATTTTTCTTTCCATAAATTAATTATTGTGTTGACGAATACAACGGTATGTATATTTTTCTTGTTTTCTTCTTCTGATGAACTTTTCTAAATCAGGCTTGATAATTTGACATTCAAGAATAACTTTATCATGACGGTGTTCAATCACATCTATTATGAATCCATCTACATCTGTAGTAGTGAGTGTAATCTTTTGGTTTCTTTTTTCAAAAATTCCTATTGTTTGTTCCATAAATAATTAATTGTTAAGGGTAATACACTTTTCCTGTTTTAGTTTTATAAATGCCATCATCTCCACGAGTATATGCGATTCCATCATCTATGATAACTTTTTTATCTTTTGTATTCCAATCATCATGCTTTATCATTAATTTTGGATCATTTAACCATCGGTTTTGATTTAACCAAGTTGAAGCATTTGCTATATATTTAGGATTGCTCCATAGATTAGATTTTATTTGGGCTAATATAGCTTTTTTAATTACATCCCATGAAGGTGTGTTTTGTTTCTTACACAATGCCCCCCAAGCAGTCAAGGCTTGTCCCTTACTTGATTTATTTGGGTATAACTCCCAAAACATGTTGAACATATTTGGCTTGATAAGACTTTGATTTGGAAACAAATTATTTTTTTCCCTTTTACTAAGAGTTTTTAAAGCATTTCCCTCTGGGTTTTCCAGGGGCTGGTTTTTCCGTAGGGTGGTGGAAGTACATTGTTGATAGTGTGATTTACCCCAGCAAAAGTTTATCTTAATGTAATGCCCGATTATTTTTTCACCCACACCTTTTCTAATCATATCTTTTATCAAACCTAATTCTTTCAATTGGTTCTTTCTTTTCCTCACTCTTTCAATACTCCAATCTAATCCTTTGGCAGTGTAGGTTGTTGTTGACTTAGGTTGATCCGTGGATTGCCATTTAGCAGTATAATAATAAAAATAATACAACGCCATTAAATCACCAGCGTTTGGTTGACTTAGCATTATATCTGATACTGCTTTAGATAATACAATTGGTTCTGATTGTTTTGAGTATGTTATTTGAGGTTGGATATTGGTGACAGCTGCTCGTTTTCTTCTCATAACACATAGATAATTAAATAGTTAAAAAGGGAGGTAAATATATATAATATTTTTTTAATATCCTAATTTATTTACTAAGTAACTAATTTAGTGGGACTTAACTTCACTTCCTTTAATCTATTTTTTACTAGATCAAGGTAAGGTAGAGTGCATGATTGTTCTGCCCCATCTGGACCCCCACACCAAATACGAGCCATTTTTTCTAAATCCATTTTAGGATTATAATATGTTTGATATATCCAAAACATTTCTTCAGATTTTCTACTATTCAGTCTATCATCTAAAGTATATTTTTCATATCCTACAATACGATTAACATCATATACCACTATTGGCCATATTTGTAATTTTCCTACAGCTGGCTCATTAGGATTATGGATGTATACACCATCAGTAGATTCAACCCAAACAATAGCATGTAACCAATCATGTGGGGTTGCTATTTTCATTATCTTTTTAGGATAAAAAATAACAACACAATCACTCACTGACGGTGATGTAGTAGATAAAAATACAATTAAAATTGCTAAAATTAAAATGATCTTTTTCATAATTTCTATTTTCTGATTCGTTTTACTTTTTTAATTCTAATGCGTTTTATTTTTCTGATTCTGATTCGTTTTTCTTTTTTAAAGTTGATTTTACTTCTTTTAACATGATCCTTTTCTATTGGCTTTTTCCTGCGTTTTAAAGGATAGTAAATAAATTCCTCTAGTAATATCTTCCAAGGTTTTTCATCCACTAAAATCCACACCCCTGCCTCTCCATTAATGTATTTTCTTTTAGGAGGTTTAACAATAGTGTGGATTGAATATGTAGGGATGTTTTCATGTCTTTTGATCCTACAGCTGACTTGAATTTGTTTGTCAACATATTGATCTATGAATTCATCCCTTTTACATTTTTCAATTCTTTCTTTTGAAAAGGTGTCTGAAACATATACATAATCATTACGATCTATTTTCCTACCAATTAATTTACAATGAGCACATATCATTGCGTCATAACATTCTTTCCTATCTTCTTGAGTGAAGTCATATCTTTTCTTAAAATTATGAACTCCGTATAAATTAATTTTTATCATATGGTTTTATCTTAATGAATGGATTGCCATTTTGAATCGTATTCTGAAGTTGTTATCAACCACATCTAACTTTTCTTGATTAATGTTACGATCTCGTTTATATGTATCAATTTGAAACATTATTCTAATTTTGTTTCTTTCAGTTATTTTACAATTCATACAGAAGATGCTCAATTGATGTAATTTATCATCTGAGTCATCTAGTCTACCATTTTGATATACTTTTATCATATAAAGGGATAAAAGTATAATTACAATAAGAAAAATAATAATTAATGTTTTCATGATTTCTAAGTTTTAAGTTTATTTATAAAATTCACCGTTGTTCCAATCGGTTCCAATTTCATTGAGATCAATTTTATCTTTCTTGATAGGTTGTTTAATCTTAAATTGTCCAATTGCTGGCCATTCAATTAAAACATTATCCTGATCAATTTTATCACAATGCATAATCCTTTTACACTTTGGCATTTCATAATACCAAATTTTAAATTTAGTTTTGTACATTATCCGTTTGAACGAGTCATCCCAATATCGGATAACATTACAATGTTCACACTTATGGATTCTAAATCCATTTTGACGAATCCATTTATGTTTGAATAATTTAGTCATCTTTGAGTAAATCTTGTTTTGTATAAAAACTAGCAGATTCAGCATACTTGAGCATTGCCTTTTCAAGATCATTTATTAATGGTTTTATTTTTTGTGCATAAGAATGATAAAATGATCCTTTCTCATACAACAATATAACTGTAGCTAATAGATGAGTTGTTTTAGACACTCTCATTAATTTGTAATAATATGGATGTTGTTTTTTCATTTTATCAATTGTTTAAAGTGTTTCTATTTTCCCCATTCTATTTGTTTTACCAAGATGAAGTTCAATATAATGGCCTACATCTGAAATAGTATCACATACGTCTTCATGGTAATCAGCAGCAATTAAATTACTTGCAAGTTCAAGGGCTTCTAATTCAGACTCAAATGTTATATGAATCGTAAATGGTACAAATGGTGTTTTTAAATTTGTAATTTCTTTTTTTCATTTCATTAATTGTTTTACTAAATAATCAGCGTCATCTTGTTTCATACTTCCTGGGTCGCCTTTAATCTTAACACGAAAGGCATCTACACCACGGAATTTTAGTTCAGCCACAATTTTATTAGCTTGAATACTGGCTTGCGGATCGTCATCAAAACAGACATGGACTCTAGTAAAAATCCTTGCGATATTTTTGACTTGAGATGGAGTGTATTTAATTCCTGAAACGGCAAAACTTTGAGTTCCAAATCTCCATACATCAGTTGGACCTTCAACACATATACCGGTGGATTCCCACTTTTCTTGTTTTCCATACAATATATTTTTATGTGGTATTATTTCTCTTTCTTTAGGACAAGCCATATACTTTGAACCATGCTTATCAGTGATGTCTCTGCTATCAAAAGACACTTGTTGATTATCCCAAATGAAAGGAATGATTATGCGAAATTTATAATCAATATTATCTAGTTTGCTATATGTATTTGTGCCAACCAGATTCCATTCTTTTTCTAGATAATCAGCATCAAATCCTCTGTTCCTTAAATAATGTTTATGCTTAACTAATAAAGGCATTGTATTGCTGGGCAATAGGTGCGGTTTAACATTGTATTTTACAGCGGTTGTAACTTTAGTTATTGAAAAAGATAGCTTGTATTTTTTAACAATCTCAGCTGTTTGACTAAATGATAAATTTATTAGTTTTGATATTGTTTGTATTGGAGGATGCCAACCACAACGCCAACAAGTATAAAAATTATCATCAATGTTAAATCCTAAATGCCAACCTGGATTACCTGTACAATAAGGACAAGGAGTGTTCACCCATCCAGGACGACAATGGGAGTGACCCTCTTCCAAGAAGGCCACTCCATAATCCTGGTATAATTGAATAATGTTCATTATGGCCTTTTGAGAGCAATTCGAGAATCCAACCAAGCTTTTCTTGGTTCCCATTCATGTTCATACCAATACCAAGGTGCGGTTAACTCCCTTCCTTTTTCTCTGTGAATTCCTTTGCGTGGACGATGGGTATGAATATATTTTTCTAATTTTACTGCTTCTTCTTTAGTGATTACATAATCAAACTCCAAATCACAAATTAAAGCACATAATCCACCACAATTATCATCTTTAAATAATTCTTTACTTTCACTTAGGATAATAAGTAATTCTCTGATTGATCTACATTTTTCTTTCATAATTGTTTTTTATTAATACGTGCAAGAAATAAATATCCAAAAAGGTAACATCCACCACAGGACATTACCGTTAACAATACAGCCCATACAAAATGTTCTGTTAAGGCAGGAACAGAAAGCAATAACAACCCAAAAAGATAAATGAGTATGCTTATGATGAATAAGAGTAAATAAAATAATGTTTTCATATTATTAATATTAAATATTTATCTTTGTTCAAACTGATACCATTTTTTTTTTCTGGATTCAGCTAATGCTTCTTGAGCTTTGGTAAGTTCATTTTGAATGTAGATTTCTACATTGCGATAGTCCTCAAGAATTGAGGAGTGAACTTCTTTAGTAGTTTGTAATGCTTTTTTCAAGCGTTTGATTTCTTGATTTTTCCCTTTGAGGGCTGCTTTTAATTCATAATAATTTTTTCTTGTCATAACTTTTATGTATTAAGGATTTTGGATTTTGATTTTTTATCACAAGCATCTTCCTGAGCAGCTTTATATTCAGCCTCAGCCATGTCAGCAGCCAGTTGTGCCTCTTTATATCTCTTTTCACTTTGATCCGCAGTATCTTGCAAATCTTTGTATTTTTCCCAAGCTTTTTGGGCATCATTCCATTTTTCGTTTTTCATAATTATTTATTTTTAGTTAAACCATTTCCAAAATTGCCACCATCTCTTTCTAGTCAAATGCATAATTTTCCAGTTTGCTGTTGCAAGGGCATTTTCTAACACATTAATCTTATTAGAAAGTTCAGTGTTCTTTCCTGCAAGTTCTTGATTGTGAAGGATTACTTTGTGATATACAGCATTACGATCTTCAGCAAGCTGTTGCTTTGTCTTTTTCCTATTCTTCATACTACCTTATTTTGAAGAATGATAAATTGCTCTTTTTCTTCCATCTCCAGTATTTATGTATTGGACAAATCTTCCCCTTTTCACTTTCCGATTATTGTGACCAGGTGTCTGAGGATTAGAAGTTGCAAATAATGTTTTTCCCTTATAAGGATTAGTCAAAGCCATTTCTTTGAGTATTTTCTTTTCTTCCTTTTTCTTAAACAAAGAAAGAAACCAACTGTAAACGGTGATTAAGAATGCAATAATTTTTTTCATAATTTCTATTTATTAAAAAAGTTAAGTAATATATTATACAATTAAATTTATTAACTACAAGTACAAGCTGTCTTTAGGTCGTTCAAACCCATTAAAATTCTTTCCTCTTCCCATTTTTTAGAAAACATTTGTATCACTGTAATTCCTATTTCATCAGGAGGCAAGCAAATGAATTTTTCAGATTCTCTGATTATTGATTCTGCAATTTCTTTAGCATCATCAGTTAATTGATCAAAGAATTCATCAGGTGATTTAGGAAGATCAGTTGGGATGTCTTCAACATAATCCAAATGGCCATTTACTCTTTCTTCTCTTGATAGATGAGACTTCAGATTGTTGGTTATTGTTGTCCACATGTATGTAGACAACTTACCTTTGTCTGGGTTGTAAGATTTTAATGCTTCTAAATAAGCTAATGATGCTTGCTGGAATAAATCATCCCAATCTATGGATTGAGTTTTATGATTGTAAAAGTTCCAAGCAATTTTTCTAATTAGATTGATGTTTTTCATATATGATTATTTAATGGAGTGAGAACGCATCCATTGTTTAACACAATCTTCAGGGGAATGTCCTTCACAATTAAAATTGGTAGTTTTATACCAAAAACAGTAATCAACAAAATCTTGTTGTGTAAAAGTATTTTTAACTTTTTCAGCAACAATTTTTTCTTTTGGTTTTTTCTTTTTCATAATTTTTATTTTAAGTATTCATTTATTAAATCAGTTAATAATGATATGTTGTCAACTCTTCCACCATCCAATACTTTGGATAATATCTTTTGTTTGGTATCAATAAGATGCGCAGTGCGTTCCATTATAGTATTTACAGCAAATAAGTAATATACATTTACAACTTCTGTTTGAGTTATGCGGTGTAACCGATCAATTGCTTGCCATAATTCACCAGGTGTCCAAGGTAATTCCAAGAATGCTACATTTGAAGCAGCTGTAAGGGTGATCGCTGTTCCAGCAGCTTGTATGTTCCCTACAAATAATCTTACATCAGGATTGTTCTGAAAATCAATAACAGCTTGATGTCTTTTTTTCTCACTCACAGAACCATCTATTTTTACTGCTATTTTATTCCCAAATTCTTCCATTAAAGAAGCAATGACAAATTTATGGGTTGCAAATACAACAAGCTTTCCTTGATTTTCTAATGAATCCTTTATCCAATCTATTGATGATTTTAAAGCACCTTTAACAGCTAACTGTTTTAATGCTTCTATTACAGCAACTTGTTCGGCATTTGAAGCACGATTTGCCGCAGCATCTCCCTTCTTTGCCCTTAACCATTCGATAAAATTATTCTCCGCTTCAATGTACTCTGATTTGTTGTCTAATTCAAATGGAACATAGGAATGTATTTTATCAGGTAACTCTTTTAATACATCTTTTTTGAGTCTGCGAATCATGATACTGTTTATCAGTATTTCATGTAACTCTTGAGTGTTAGTTGCTCCACTGAAATCCCAACCAAATCTGGTATGGACTGCTCCACAGAATCTTCTTCCATATTCCATAAAGTTTGGAAACAAAGCAGGTTTGAGAAGTTTTATTACATTGTATATTTCTTGTGGCCTATTTACAATTGGTGTTCCACTCAAAGCTAATATGTAAGGGATGCTTTTACCAATGTTTTTTATAGCTTTTGTTCTTAATGCTTTGCTATTTTTATAGTAGTGGCATTCATCAGTAATCAATATTTGAATTGATAATGATTTTAACATCTTTGCCCATTTGGGAAGAATATCATAGTTTATTATTAAAAATTCTTCAGATGGAACCCAAGGTTTGTTGCCATTTAATATTTCAGTATGGGCATCCGGTAACCATTTTTCAATCTCACATTTCCAATTCAATTTAGCACTGAGAGGACACACTATTAACACAGGTCGTCTGTCAGGGTGGTAATGTACCCAAGCTAATGTTTGAATTGTCTTACCCAGTCCCATTTCATCTGCTATGAGTGTTTTGCCATTTGTATATTCGATCCATGCTACACCTTCTTTTTGATATGGACGCAATTCACCCTTCAACCCATGAATGTCAAGTGCTTTTAGGTTCATCAACTTCCTTTTATCTTTTCCTTTTTTGAACCGATCAAGATGAGAATCCAAAACAAATCCATATTCAAGCAACTTATCAATAGTTTCAATATGAAGAGGTGCAGTCCATATTTTTAGTTTTGGAATGTACTTTCTTTCATACAATGCTCTGATTTTAGTTATGGTATTAATATCATAAGGGAATTGAATTTTAATCAAAAACTTACCTTGGTGATCCTTTACCAGTGATGCTTGTTTATGATTTGTTATTGATGCTCTGATCCTTTTGGCCATGTTCCTCCTTTTCTTTTTTGAAATGTTTTAACCATTTGTCTTCATTATGTTGACCATAC